GTACGCATCGTCATCCCGGCTTCAGGAACCGGGTCTGACCGCCGAACGGTGGCCGTGATCTTCTCTTGCGGGAAGACCACCCATGGGGAACTGTGTCCCCATGCGACCATCCACCCTACTTTGTAACCAAGGACGGCAGCCCGGGGGGTGATACCCCCCGAGCTCCAAGGTAGTCCGTAGAGTGCACAAGCTAGAATCACATCGTCGTCGAAGAGTCGGAAGGGGACCTTGTTTAGGACCCTCGTCGACCTGTAGACTCGAATGTATTTGGTCTGTGATCGCCAGCGGCTCCACCATCTCACTTCATCATCGTGGATGCAAACGTCGCCAAGGCCTTGAGGGCCACGGCAACGTCGTACTTCACGTGGAAGGTTATCGAGAAGGCTGAACCAAGGCTTAAGAAAACGCTCAAGACTCCCGAGGGAGTCCAAAGACGTCTTCCTAACTGCGTTAGCAGCCGCAATAAAGTGTTGCGGTTCACAGGGAAACTCCTTCATAAAGTATGGCCTCACGGCCTGACCGGAGAAGAAGTCTCCTCCACAGCTCTCTCTGAAAGGACCCGACCAGAAGGATTTCTCCTCATTGATCTTGAACCCAAAGAAAGACAGGGCCGGGAGCAACGGTAGGACAGTCTGCGTAGTGCAGATGATGTCATCCCCATAAACGAGAGTCAGACCCTTGTCGTCGTCGTGGGCACACATTTCTGTGTACTTGCAGATGGCGTAGAAGATCAATGACTCCAGCTCAAAGGTAAATCCGTTGCCCATGCTCGAAAACTTCTCGAGCTTCACCCACTTCTCGTCCCCGGTAACCGGGTCAGAGAACCTTGTGAAAGGAGATCTGAGATCATCCAAGATCTCAAACCATGCAGGTGGTAGCAGCAGCTTGACAAGGCTGTATGCTACAGTGTCGCTTGCGTTCGACAAGTCCAAGGTGGCAAACTGACCAGTGATACTGGCTTCACAGGCGAACTGCCTATGAGTAGCTTGCCCCCCGTCGAGGTCAATTCCAACGTCCTTTAAACGTCGG